AACAAACTTGGTGTTGGTTGGAGCTTCGAATGTGCCTTCTGTTGTACGAGCAAATGCTGAAGTTGTTGCGCTCTGTAGCACTGTTAGAGCAGCTGGACTTACAACTGCCCAGTTAGCTGCGCCACGACGTGTACGCTGAGCGATCAAGTTTGCAGCACGATTGATCATCACTGCTAGAGCAGCGTGTTCGTCGCCTACAAATGTTGCTGTTCCACTTACACCGGCTTGGTTGTAAATGAATTCTGCTGCTGCCAAGCTACGTAGGCTAGCTAGGATTTCTTGATCGATTTCAACTGTGATTTCCTGTGCTAGAGCAGCCATGATTTCTGCTTCTACGTCAATGCCATGCATTGCTTGTGCATCTTGTGCAGCTTCGAAGGTCCAGCGAGCTGACAACTTACGTGTCTTAGCTTCAACTGTTTGCTTCAAGATCTGCACGTTGATCTTACGACCAACTACGCCTTCAAACGCAGCAGTAGCATCAGCACGACTGGTACTTAGGTTACCAGAATATGCTGTTGCAATACGAAATGGGCTTAGTGCTTCGTCGCCTGCGCTTGCGCCATCTGCAGATGTGGTAGCACTTGCTGTATCAGCATAGCGAACACGTAGCGTATGGATTTGAGCAACAGGACCAGTCATTGGTTGTACACCAACGATCTCGTTAGCGATAACTGTGGGCATCACACGACGGATAACTGGTAGAATCACACGGTTTAGAGTAGCGATTTGACCAGCATTGGTTGTGCCTGCACTAGCAGTTTCAACCAGGTTTTTACGAGTATTCTCAAGGATCATACTCATTGTTGTGCGGCGTGAGCCTTGCAAGCCTTCTAACAGGGCTTCTTTAGTTTCGCCCCAACGGCTTTCTAATAGTTCTTGTGTCATTATTTTCTTTCCTTTAAGGTTAAACTATTACTTCAACCCTGCCAAACGCTTGAGCTCAACAACGTTGTTCTCTGTAGCAGTTTCTTGGGCTGCTGCTGGTTTAGCAGTTTTATCTCCTGTGACTTCTACACGGCTTTCTGAGAGTACTGTTTTTTCCTCTTTTTTGGCGCCAGTAGTTAGTACAGCAGGTAGATACTTCTCAAATGCAGTCTTCAATTTTGGAGTCTGCACACTTTCAAGAAGTTCGCGCATGACCGCTTGCTTCTCCTTTACCAGAGTACCAAGTAGTTCGTCCATTACTGCACGACGATCTTGATTCTCTTTGATAACGCGGATCTCGCGTTCCTTTGACTCTACAAGACGCTGTGCTTCTACTTTGGCTGCGGCAGCTTCAGTAATCTGCTGTTCTTGTTCATCAATTTTCTTTCTTAACTTTTGCAATTCTTTGCTTTCATTGAGATGTGTCAACGAAAACTCGCTGGCAAAAGCCTCGAATATACGACGTCCAAACATGTTCTCACGAGCAAGTTGGATATCTTCACGTAGTTGAGTTAATTCAGCACCCAGGTTCTGTGTTACTGATTCTTTGACTAGACGTGCGCTTTGTTCAATAAAGCGGCGTTGAATTGACTCAAGTTTAGTTCTGGCTTCTGCAACCAAACGAACCTTGGTTTCAACAACTGCTTTCTTGTCTTGCGAGAACTCACGAATTTCTTCTGCCAGCGCACGAACAATAAACTTTTCAAGGCGCTGATAGTTCTCTTTTTGAACTTGACGATCACGACGTAGTTCTTTAACTTCTTCTGCTAGTTTAGTAACCATGAAGTCATTAAAGCGGCCGGCACTTTCCATCATGTGATTTTTTAATTTAACACGATCTTCTACCATGGCCTGTTTCTCACCAACGAACTCTTCGATTTCTTTGGCAAGATTTTCAGTAACCATTTTGTCTAGTGCTTCAACCATTACTGACTTGTCGTGCTCATAGCGACCAGCCATTTCCTCACGTACTTCGGCACGGATCTGTTCACGGGCTTCATTTAACTTGGTTTCCCAAGCTTCATTAATGGCCGTTTTAGTGTCCTCGTTGATTAGACCGCTATCTAGCAATGGTTTTAAAGCGTCAAACATTGCGGTTTCTCCTATATTTTCAAGTCTTTGATCAAGCGTACTACTTGCTCTTTCAAATACTTCTGCACTTTTTGATTTTCTTTTGCTTCACCAGCTATTTCTAGCGCCTTGTGTCCATAACGCATGTTTAATAAACCTTCGTATATGGCTTGAGGATAGGCATGTGGAGCACTAGGTTGTGCTACAATGTCTACGGTGACAATTTCAAATTCACTGACGTGCCCAGTGGATTCTGATACATTACCGCTACCGCGGCTGGATACACCCAGTTTCACACCACTTTCTAACATGGTTTTCACTAGTTGACCCATTGGAGTAGGTAGAATTTTCAATTTGCCGTGTCCAGCAGGACCGTCCATCCACATTTGTTCAATCATGTGACTTACACGATCTAGATTAATTTTTAGATCATCTGGATGATCTACTTCACCTAACACTGAATATCCACCCTTAATTTGTTCATTGATGGAATTAACTGCCTTGGCAATTTCATTAACAGGGTAAACACGCTGGTTGGCATTCTTTACCCCGCCTTCAATGAATATACCTTTCATGTAGAGATCCTTACCGGAGCCATCAGAGCGGTCTTTGGATTCGACCTGCATTTTAGCATGGTCGAATGTCAGGTTTTCTCTAAGATATGTCATAGCAGATTAACGACCAACTATGCTTTTCTTCTCTACACTCATGCTGCCATTGGTGGTTTGACCTTCTTTGCCTTTGGCTTTTTCATAACTGGTATTTTTCTTATTGTACCAATCCTGAGCGCCTTTGTTACCACCAGGCTGATTAACATTACGCTTGCCTAATTCATGCTCAGTTTGACCTTTGCTGTAGGCATTGCTGGGCTTAGGTGTTGGCTTACCGTCAGCAGCTTGCTCTGCGCCACCTTTTACAATGTTGGCATTGCTGCCACCCATGTCATTTTTCATGTTGTCAGTGATGCTTTTCTTATTGATAGCGGCTGAACCACCTGTACCAACTTCGCCACCTTCGTTTTTATTATTAGGCATAGGTACTTTGTCTACGTACTCACGCACAAAGGCTTCTTTTGGCTCTGGCTCTTCCTCGCCACCGCCCATGTCATCATCACCGCCCATGTCACCCATGTCAGCGTGTTCTGGCTCATTCATTTCATCACTCATGAGCGAATCAAATTCTGCCTTGAGTTCGTCCAGTGCTGCTTCAAGATCCATAACACGATCTTCTAGGCCGCCTTCGCCGCCTTCCATACCGCCCATGTCATCCATGTCGCCTTCTTCGCCGCCGCCCATGTCATCGCCGCCCATGTCAGCTGGCATTTCCATGTCTAGCTCGTCATCGGCTTCTGCCATGCCTTGCTCTTCTGCGTCGATTTCATCAACCAGACCAGCCATGGGGTCTACTAGACTTTCTTCAACTTCTTCTTCATCGATAAGATTCTCATAAATCTCACGGCTTTTCTCAACAACGATTTGATGGAAAAGCTCACGAGCTTTATCGTCTTGCTCATTGATGATATACTCAATCAGCTGTTCATATTTGTTCATTAGGAGCTCCTATTAAAAATCTTAAATTAACTACTTGGTTATTAGGTATTTACATAATATTGTAATATTATGTGTTATATGGTGGTTTTTTGAAGGATTTTGATTACAAACCAGGTGCTGCGCCGGCTTCTGCCGCAGGTTTGTACTGTTTTGATAGTGCTTCGACCTTTTTTTGCTCTTCGAATTTTCTAAGGTCATTCATCATACGTAGGCGTTTAATCTGCGCCAAAGTCAAACGACTCTTGCGTAATTCGCCCATCTTCTTAACTGAATTGTCGTCTTTTTCAGTGCGATATGGCGCAGGAATATCTTCAAATATATCAATTATAAACATATGAAATATTTATACTATCGAGAACCAATTCCGGCTGCAGGGGCAGCACCAGCACCACCTAAGCTACCAACGGGACTTGCGATACCTGCCCCCATAGGTGTACCGCCACCTCCGGGTATAGCTCCTGCTTCTGCGCCCGGCTGCTCTCCGCCCTCGGGGGCAGTTGGTACTTGACCGATCGCTTCCATGTCGCTGGCTATACCACCTGGGGTGATACCTACACTACGTAGACCAACATCTTCTTGCTCCTGATCTGGAGTTTCGCCTTGTTCTTGCAACCACATTTCTTGGTTTTCAGTCATTTCTTCTTCAGTTAAGCCTAAATAACGCTTCATTAAAAAACGTTTACTGAAATAAGGAACTTGTTCTAATTGTCCAAATACACCAATTCTTGCTGCATCAATCTCAACTTGACGATGTTGTGCAAAGTTCTGTGGCTCATTCAAACGCAGCTTAAACAGTTGTCCGTCAATATTGATACCACGCCAACGCATAAACATCTTAAACTCTGCGTCTAAGGTGTCTGCTATCATGTTTTGTAAACGAATACAATATCTATTGAAACGCCATTCTTGTATTAGAGCAGTACCTACACGCCCGTCATTATATGTTTGTGTGCCATCTTCTGTACCAGTAGGCAAATAACTACTGGGAATACGTAACCCACGAAACAACTTGTTAGTGAAAAAGCGTAGATCTGTGATTTCGCCTAGGTTTTGACCACCTGCTAGTGTTTCAACGCTACTACCACGCCCTTCTGCTGTTTGTGGAAAGAAGTAATCTTCATTAGTACTAATGGGATTGTAGGTCGCATCCATCATACTTACTCCGCCACCGGTCTGTGTTGGTATCCTACGTTGATTAATTTCGTTTTTAATACGTTCAACAAATGCCATAGCCATATGACTAGGCATGTTTCCAACGTCGATCTTAAATATCCTACGCTCTGGTGCTCGCTGCACACGATATATAATGATAGCATCTTCAAGTAATTCTTTTTGCTTGAATACTTTGAAGATATTTTCTAACACGCTGTTGCCAAAAGGCCAGAATATGTCTAGACCTTCGGTTAGACTCATATGCACTACGTGTTTGGCATCAATTGCCATTTCATTTTGTGCATGAGTAAATCTACTACCGCCGCTGAATGGTGCAGCAGGCTGTACATAACTGCCCTGTGGCCCACCTACTTGCGGATGATTTATATATGTATCGCTGGTACTTACTGCTGTAACTGTTAAATTCTTTAGATTAGGTTGAATTTCTTTAACTACATACTGCTCTGGCTCTTT